TATGATGAGTGGAAAGATACTGATGCTGTCGAAACTATGGTTTACTTCTTAGATGCAGTTATGTCTGAGTTTATTAGTAAACTAGAAGATATGCGTGACTCAGACGAGAAAGAAAAGCAACAAATGTTTATGTTCATGGAAAAAGCATATAATTTTGCAAAAGAAAACAGAGCATTAGGAATGGGAACAATTGGACTACATTCATATTATCAATCAAAAATGATTGCATTTGAAAGTATGGAAGCTACAAAGCATAACGCTTGGATTCACAAAACTATTTATGAAAAATCACATAAAGCGTCCGAAGAGCTTGCAGAATTGTTTGGAGAGCCTGAATTATTAAAAGGATATGGAAGACGTAACAGTGTAATTACTGCTATTGCTCCTACTTCAAGTAGTGCATTTATCTTAGGACAGGTTAGTCAAAGTATTGAGCCTTACTTCAGCAACTCATATGTTAAAGACTTAGCTAAAACTAAAGTTACAATCTACAATCCTTACCTGAAGAAATTACTACAGGAAAAAGGCAAGGATACTAGAGATGTATGGTTAGATATTCGTATGCATGATGGCTCAGTACAACATTTAGATTTCTTAACCGACCATGAAAAAGAAGTATTTAAAACGTTTAGTGAGATTAACCAGTATGTAATTTTAGACCAAGCGTCCATAAGACAACAATTCATTGATCAAGCGCAGTCATTGAATATTATGGTAAACCCTAGTATGTCAGCAAAAGAAATTAATGACTTGTATCTATTTGCTTGGCGTAATAAGATTAAGACTTTATATTATCAACATAGCACAAGTGCTGCTCAAGAGTTTAATAGAAATGCTCTCTGCATTGCATGTGAAGCATAAAAACTAAGTGGGGATTCTTTCCCTACTTTTTATACATATAGAAAAGTCTTGACAACGGTAGAAATAATTATTACAATAGTATATGTGAACTAATAAAAGGGGATATATTCCCCTCTTACTTAGAGTGTGTAAATAATTATATATTGTAAGTAAGACAATAAAACACAAGGGAGAATGATAGTATGGCATTAATTAATGCGACAGATAGTAATTTTGAGAGTAAGGTAGGAAACAGTATTAAACTTGTAGATTTTTGGGCAGCTTGGTGTGGACCTTGTAAAATGATTGCACCAACCTTAGATGAAATAGCAAAAGAATATGAGGACTATGTGGATGTTATCAAGGTAGAAGTAGACGAGAACCAAGAAACAGCCTCTAAATATGAAATAATGAGTGTTCCAACATTGATGATATTCAAAGACGGAGAGCCAGTTGATAAGTTAACAGGTTTCCAACCTAAAACTGTCTTAAAAGAATGGTTAGATAGATATATCACCCCAGTAGAAGGAGAGTAATTAATATGATAAAAAGTATAATCTTGTTAATAGTTGCATTAGTGATTGATGTAACCATTACAATCTTAGTACCATCATTTTTAACACAGAGAGCTATGGTAGATATGTTTGACTTTACAGCCTCTATTTGGAGTTACCTTGCGCTCTTTTTAGCTTTTAGAATAATAACTTATACATTTCAAAAATAGGAGGTTACTATGGATATTATTAAGAATTGGTTTACTAACAATAATGGTCAATTAGAATATATAGTAGCAAGCGAAGATAATTATGTACACAGAATTATAAAGCATGATAGAAAAGATAAGTTGACACCAGAGTTAGTTGTAGGTATTAACTTACCATTAAGCAACCATTATATTACTCCTGTTATTGTCCATGAGGACGATACACACATTACTTATGTAATGTCTTATTACAACGGTATTAACCTGTTTAGTGCCGAAGATGAGTTTATATATAATCAAGAAATGTTAGAGGCTCACCATGATGCAGTTAAAGCAGGCTTTACTCCAGTGTTTGATTTTGAGGACGTTACAACAAACGAGAGAGATGAGATAGTTGTAGTAAATCTGAATAAATTTAAAATTTAATGGTTGGATATTTCCAGCCATTTTTTTCTTGACTTTTTATACATAGATGTGGTATACTATATATATAGGTTATTTTTAAGGAGGGTATAATGATTGGCACAATTAGTTAAATGCTATGGTGAAGAGTGTTTAAACCATAATATAAAACATGATAAAAATATAATGAAGGTTATATCTGGTAAAAGATATTGCACTGAGTGTTATGACAAAGAAACGAAAAGGAGAGAGCAAAGAGATAAGTTATATAACTATATAGCATATGTTTATGATATTCCCTTCGCTACACCGTTAATGAAAAAGCACGTTAACGAATTTATAAATAATGGATTGACATATAAAAAGATATTTGCAACTATTTACTATTGCGTAAATATAAAGAAAGGTTTTAATATGCCTGATCCAAAATATGGACTAATACCTTTTGGTAATTTTTATAACGAGATGGTATCTTATTATAAAAGGCAAAAAGAAAGCATAGACAAAAACAAAGGTAAGAAAAATGAAAAGAGAACAATTATAATAGATGATACACATTATACAGAAAACATATATAAAGACAGTAAGACAATAGATATGGAGGATTTATAAAATGAGCGAAGAATTGAACCTAAAGAATTTTAACGACACTAGGGCTATATATAATGTCTTAGGTAATTTATGTAACGATACTGAAATGTTAAAAAGAGATAATTTACAACTAACAACTAATGACTTTATGCAACGTATACACAAGATTATTTTCAGTGCTATCAACAATATAGCTTATAACATTAGTGGAGATAAGGTAACGAGTATAAATGCTAAAGATATTGATAATTACCTAAGCTCTTATCCTACACAGTATAAAGAATGGAATGATAAACAAGGGTTTGAATATGTTCAGAATATAGTAGATCATGCTAATGCCGAAACGTTTAATCAGTCATATAGTAGGGTTAAAAAGATGGCAATTTTAAGAGAGTATCAATCTATGGGATTTGATGTTAGTGACCTATACGATTGGGATAGTGATGATTATTTGTCAAGAGAGAAAAGTCTTATTGAATTAGATAAGATGGAACTGAAAGATATATTTGAACACTTTACATTAAAAAATTTAAAGATTAAAGATAGTTATAATATTGAGACAGAAGTTAAGCAGTTTAAAGCTGGGGAGAGTGTTGAGGATATGTTAGCTCAATTTAAGCGTGGGGTGGAATTTGGAGCGCCTTATGATGATGGGTTTAGTAACTATCTTTTAAGAGGTCAAAGAAAAGGGAAGTTGGTTATATATTCAGCAGCTACGGGAAACTTAAAAACATCTTTACAAATTAAAAATATGACACACAATGCTGTAGGAGAGATATATAGAAAGGGAAAATGGAAATACAATGGAACAAAACTTCCTAGCTTGTTTATATCTACAGAGTTAGACGAGGCAGAATTAACTGTTATTATATTAGCGTATATGACTGGAATATCTCGAAAAACTATTCAGGACGGACATTTTAATAAAGAACAAAATGATTTGTTGTTAGAAGCAGGTAAGAAGTTAAGAGAAAGTCCACTGTACTTAGTTCACATACCAAACTTTAACGCAGCAGATATTGAAGAAATTATTGAAAGACATGTATTAGACAAAGGCGTAGGATATATAGCATTTGACTACATTCAAAACACTTCAAGACTAAGTACAAGCGTAAATAAATTGTTTGGGTCTGTGCAACGTGAAGACCAAATACTACTGTATTTAAGCACGAGTTTAAAAAACCTAGCTGAAAAATACAATGTTCATATTAATACTGCAACACAGGTTAACAGAAACTCTAAAGAAGAAGAGAACTGGGACGCAACAAGTGTAAGAGGTGGAAGCTCTATTAGTGATAAAGCAGATAGTCATTTTATTCTAAAGAAAGCAAAAGAAAAAGATTTAGAAAAAGTTAGTGGAATTATAGAAGAACAAGGATTTGGAAACAAACCTAACTATATGAAGATATTATTTAAAAACAGAAGTGGCAGACCAGATGTTATTATTTGGAGTTATTTAGATTATTCTACTGTTATAGACACTCCTCTTTTCTGTACTGACACTGATTATAATATAGTAGAAGAAGTGGAAGATTTACATTTTAATTTCAATGACGATAAAAAGATTGATGAAACAGATATTAAGAATGAAAAAAGATATGCTGAAGAAGGAACGGAAGTATTTGGAAGTATAGATGAGAAAAATGAGGAAGGAATAGACTTTTAGACAGGGGGTTTAGTTTTGGATGCAAACACACTTAAACAACAGCTTAGTGAAAATGATATACTAAACCTTCTTTCTGAACTAGGAGCAGAACCCTATCAAAAAGGAAATCAGATTATAGCTAGAACAATATGTCATGATGGTGGCTCTCATAAGCTATATTACTATATGGAGTCACACTCTATGATGTGTTATACACATTGTGGATCTATGGATATATACGCACTTATACAGCAAGTAAAAGGAGTAGAGTTTGGAGAGGCATATAGGTTTGTGCGTGACTTCTTTGGCTATACAAGTGATACAGTTAAAGATTTCTCCGAAGTGTTAGACATGTCTTTCTTTAATAAATTCAACAATGTAGAAAACTATGAGACACTTCCTGTTATTGATGATAATTTGTTAAAGATATTTAATAACATATATCATTATTCATGGTTAAAAGATGGTATATTACCCTCCATAGCTAAAAAATACGGTATTAAAATGAGTATTTTATCAGAACAAATTGTTATACCACACCACAATATAGATGGGGGACTTGTCGGTATAAGAGTTAGAAACTTAAAAGAAGACTTAGTAGAGCAAGGTAAAAAATATATGCCTCTATATTGGAGAGGGAAAGGATATAATCATGCTACAGGTGCTAATCTATATGGACTAAATATAACAAAGAGCAATATAGAAAAAGTTAAAAAGGTAGTTTTGTTTGAGGGAGAAAAGTCTGTTTTAACTTTGGATAGTTTTTACAATGGCTGTGGAATAGGAGTGGCAATGAGTGGAGGTAGTTTAAGTAGTCACCAAGTAGAGATATTGAAACAGTTAGACATAGAAGAGGTAGTAATAGCTACTGATAAAGAGTTTGAAGACATTGGAAGTAGGATGGAAAAATTCTATGCCGAAAAAATAAAAAAGACAATAGCTGATAAACTTCTACCTTACTATAGAGTAAGTGTAATATGGGATACTGAGAACTTACTTGAATTAAAAGATAGTCCAGTGGATAAAGGATTGACAACATGGTTAAAATTATGGGAGAATAGAATAAACATTATAGATTAGGAGAATGATTTATGACAATTAATATTTATACAGATGGTGCTTACCGTAGTAGTTCAGAGATAGGATCTTGGGCTTTTGCTATATACAGTGATGATGAATTAACATCTTACCATTCTCAAGCATTAGAAGAAGTAACCAATCAACAGGCAGAAATGCTTGCTGTGATACATTCTTTAAAGCACTTAGAAGATGAAGAAACACCAGCTGAAGACGTATATTTACATTCCGACTCTGCATATGTAGTTAATTGCATAGAGAAGGAATGGTGGAAAAAATGGGTGGAAAATGATTGGAAAACATCTAAAGGGAAAGATGTAAAGAATAAGGAACTTTGGGAAGAATTATTATACTATGCCATACTGCATAAAGTAACTTTTGTTAAAGTAAAAGGACATAGTGATAATGAGCAAAATAATTTTGTAGATAAGCTATGCAATGATGCTATGGACGAGTATGTGAGATAAAAATATATGATTATCACACGCTCAAAATAAATTTTGCGCAATTTAAAAAACATACTTGACATACACCAATCTTATATGATATAGTAGTAGTATAATTAAATTAGAGGAGTAGATAATATGAAGTTTATAGGAGAAATTTGGAAACCGGTAAAGGGATATGAAAATATATATGAAGTTAGTAGTATGGGTAGAGTTAAATCTTGTGAGAGAATCATAGTTAGAAGTAATGGGAGAAAAATTAACTTTCCAGAAAAGATAATGAAACCTACAATCAATCATAAAGGGTACGAAGTTATTGATTTGAGAAAAAATGGTAAAAGAGAATGTGGTTTTATTCATAGGTTGGTAGGAAAAGCGTTTATTAAAAATCCGAGTGGAAAGAAGCAAATTAATCATAAAAACGGAATAAAAACAGATAATAATGTTGAAAATTTGGAATGGGTTACCAATAAAGAAAATATGATACATGCCT